AAACCATATGCCCAAAGCAATCAAAAGCATATTGATGAATGTCGGTAAATGTTCTGTGATCCAATTCATAAACCTTTATTTTAAGTCTTTAAAGTAACTTTCTTTTTGTCTTGCCAAGTTCTAAATCCCTGATTCTTTCATCGTGTTTTTTTATGTCTTCAGTGTTTTGGTTAACCCTCTCCGCAATTACCGCGTCTTTTTGTTCGTTGGTTATTATTTTCTTGGTAAGCTTTTCAACTGATTCTTTTATTCCTGTATTCTGATCACTTAGACCGTCAAGTTTAGTATCAAGGGCTTTTTTTTCGAGCCTTAAATTTTCTTTTTTGAGATAATCGATAAGTGCTTTAACGCCCTGTGCAATAACGAAAACAATACCAAAGCTGTATATGGCTATTTGGATCCAATCCGAGGTAGTCATTTCGATTTTCGATTTAAGAATGATGAGAATGATTGCTGTAATCGTGAAAAGGATCGCGAGGCGGACTTGCCATAGTTTGAGAGCAATACGAACCACAACCTATAAATAAACCATGATATAATCAATGCAAGTTCTATGTTATCAAGTGTTGCGTTATTAACAACAGCTTTGAAATTCTTGATATTATCAGGGAATGATAACAGCGCAATTATTTCTAAAACTATATGATAACTAACAATACTAAATATAAGCAAGAAAATGCTTTTTTCAAACTTTCCTAATGTAACACTATAAAAAGAATAAAATAAACTTGCTATTGTACCGTAAATCATAACATAGAAAATTACATGCCTGATAACCTTTTCCTGATCTTCAGCCATTTCAATACCAAAATCATAAGCAACTATGTGATTATAGAAAGCCCAAAATAATAAAAATATAATCCCGGTTATGTATGGGGTTTTGATCATGGTTTCTTAGGTGGATCTTCTTCGCTTGGTGGTGGATCGCTTTTGTCGGGCATAGGTTTCTTTTTATTCTCATCCCATATATCATTGTTCTGGGATATCACTTTAGTATTGGCATTCATTGCCTTTGTATGGTCTTTGATTGCCTCGATTAATTCTCTAATAATATTCATAACTTATCGTTTAAAATGCCTCTCTAAGTAAGCGGCATATGACTTTCATTTATTTATAGGAACGCAAGTAATTATTTTACTATACTCGCCTCCATTTCTTTCTTGAACTACTAATTTAACTAATTTCATCCCTTTCGGGCAAGGTACTTCTATGCCTGGGGGGTCTGGTTTATCTGGAATTTCTGGTTGGTTCAGCTTTCTTGGGTCAACGTCCATAGGATCAACGTCCCCCGCCGCGTTAAAGAACAAATTCACTGTCGAATGCGTAGTATTGTTACGCCCGTAAATGCCTGTTTTAAAGTTGCCCCCAAACCGGTTGGAATAAAATACCGTCTTTGCATTGAAGCCATATTCTTGATATTCGCCCCCGTTCTTTCCTATCCATAATTTAATAAATCCACGTCTTGCGTATTTGACCTGGACTATAAAGTCTATTAAGTCTCCTTCGCGAACAATAAAATCCGTATGGGTTATATACCTGGATGTGCCCCTTTCGGGTGCTACAAATAATGATAGTTCGTTTTGTGCCGCGCCTCCATCGTTTCCTTGGTTGGCTATCCTTAAAAACCATTGGGCGGGTTCGCCGTTCCTTCCATCGTGGGCTTGTAAAATAGAAACGGGTGCGGTCACGTTTTCGAACTTGTTGAATTTCATCCTTACCCCGTATGTCCTGATAGTACCCTCTGGAAACCTGATCGGCCACGACTTATTTAATCTAACTTCACACCTGTAATTAGAACCCGCCTTAACTTCGCATTGAATCAGATTGCCATTTTTAACGGGCTTTTCGCCGTAAACAGTGCCAGACTTCTGATAGTCTAATATAAGCGTATCCATGTTGTTTCCGTCCACAAGCAAAACCTGTGCTTGCATGTAAAAAGGGATGAGTAATAATAGTAGTGTTTTCATGGTATTTGTAATAATCTTTGATGAACAATGTCTGCTAAATATTCATTTCCGAACGTAGTTAAATGAACTTTCCCACCCGTAAAGTAAGTCGCGTTATTTGCCGCGCCGTTTGCGCCTAAATTAGAATCTTGCGAAATAGCTATATACTTATCCGCAAACGTTTGCCAATTAGTCGCTATATTCCCGTTAACTATATCTCTATCAATTTGGAATTGCGCGGCTGAATATCCTGGTTCCCAGATTGTTTGTTTTCTATCTATAATGTCCAGAACTACCATATAATAACCTGTAGCTTGGCCTCCTTGCCCATAACTCACAATTCTATCATATGCGCCTGTAGGATCTTGATTAAAATACAAGTCATTTGTTCCGCCCCAAAGAATTAAAATATTTCTATTGTAAGTCACATTATCGTATTTAGGTGCTATCTGAGAATTATAATCAGACAGCATATCTTCGGTAGTCTGCGAAGGAACTCCAAAATTCCACCCAAACTGATCACCATCAAATTTTCTTGAATTAGCGCTACTGCCAGAAGATACAAAAAAACTATTCTCAGCATTAAATATATTAGCAGGATAACTTTCCGTGTCAGGGTCTGCCATTTCAGTGCCAAAAGTCATTGAATTTCCATCGTATATCAATTGGTTATACCCGGATAATTGGCCGCCCGATGGAGCTTCATTTCCTATGGCTGCTATAATCATGTTTATCATGACAGATTAAACCCTACAGCGTTAACAATTCCATTCATATTTAAATTCTGCACGTTTCCAGGTACAAAGAACTTGCTAGCGTCTGCCCCAAAATTAAATATGCCCCTCCATGATTCCCCGCTATCACTTGACTTTTGAACCAAGACATCTCCTTTCACTCTTGATAGTCTCACTAAATCGCTATCCAGCCAAGGTATTGAAGTATCCGAACCAACACCTGAAGTTATTTCGTAATAATTTCCATTAAATTGAACCACCGCGCCAAATTCATAATTATTAAAATCATTGGCCGTTCCCACTGTGTCAAAACCTATTACCTGTGAATTACTACCGGCAGCAACCACATCGTACACTACATACCCATCTGTTGAAGCCGCAAGGCTTAACGTTGCATTTGCGAAAGCCTCCCAGGCGGGGGCCGGTCCAGTTGAGCTTGTTAATGTATTTCCAACTATAACAGCCGCTGCGCTTCCGTTTTGCCACACAATATCTAATTTCAAGTTGGTTGATCCTGTTGTCAAATCTACCTTAGTAGGTGTTGCTTGTAGTGCTGCCGCTGAAGTTTCCGCAACTACATAAACATCATATGCCGTACTAGATGAAAAGCCCGTATCAAAGCCTAAAGTAAATACTGTTTTGTCCCCTTGAGCATCTCCTGTGTCGCTTCGCGCTTGTATCTCTCCCGATCCCCCCGAACCTGTGCCCGCCTTGACTTCCGCGCTTGTGGGTGCAGCCGCTGCATCTGCCACAGCCACCGCATATAATTTGCCCACCACATCCGTGGTGGCAAGTATCTCAAAAGTATCATCGTCTATCATTGAACTTTCAGGCGCCACGGTAAAGGTAGGTGCAATTAAATTGCTTATCGCTGTTGCCCCGAATGCCGCAAGGTCACCCCCAGCCGCCGTCCAATCGTCCAGCCCATCATATGCAAGTGTGGGGGCGCTGTCGCCTATCACATAAGCCGCACTTACTACAAAATAATGTCCTGTAGTATTTGATCCATTTATAAAGATAGATGAAATGGTCTTAGTTGGATCTGCCAAAGTGAACCCCGCGAATGTGGTAGCTACCGTAATTTCTTGATTTGAATCAAAATTAACTCTGTCTTTATTGGCATCATCAATCGTGAAGTTTGAAATAGTCAATGCAGCCGTTAAATTATTGGTTACAGCTGTTGCGCCGAATAAAGCTAAATCACCTTGAGTAGTTCCGCTCCAATCATCTGAGCCGGCATAATCAATAGTCGGTGCCGTATCGCCAACTACATAAGCTACTGATACGGTAAAGTAACTTCCTGAAGTACCGTTATTTGTAAACCCGGTTATTGTCTTGGTCGGATCTGCCAAAGTGAATCCTGCAAAAGTTGTACCCGCCCAAGTCCCTGATGCATCGAATAAAACCCTGTCAGGATTAGCGGTTTCTATGGTAAAGTTTGAAAGGGTTAAAAGTGTAGGGGTTGGAGTGCCCCCTCCGTTCAATGGGATGTGTACCTGAGCCCCAAATACAGTACTCATAAACCATATATCATAAATGCCTGCCGGTATCGGGTTTATCGTTCCAGGGTTCGATCCTGTTAAATCAAAGTTTACTAAAGTTAATGTGCAATCTTGCGCAAAGGAATATCTTGCCTGTATAGCGTTCCCAATACTGTGCCCACCGCCCGCCGCTGTGATTGTATGGGTAGCGCCTGCAATATTTACAAGAGTAGTGTACCCCGCTGTCCCGTCGATTGTAAAACCACTATCGTTAAAAGCACTCCCAACCGTTTGCATTGGAATCCTTTGAAATTCCGCTATCTGATCTACCTCGGCTGCAAAATGAAGATCGCCTGGATTTTTATCTGGTACTGTGTTATTGGCTGCCATTAGTTCAAACTATAAGGGAATTCAAAAGGGAACCCCGGTTTAAAAATAAACCTTATTTCTTTATCCTGGAAACATATGGTTTCCAAGTCTGATAAATTGTATTCTATTGTTTCGTTTTTTAGCTTTATTGTAATCATGACAATATGTAAGGTAAAATATATGGAAACCCGCCCAATGGAGGGAATTTCGTTTGTGAAAAAACAATGGTCGGAAGCTTGTTTTCAAATACGGCCGTTAAAGATTTGTCAGCAAAAACAGCCTCTTTTGAATTGTCTTTAAATACAGCCGTAATACTTCCGTCCTGAAATATGATTTCTTTTGTCCTGTCTTCAAATACAGCGGTTGGCAAACTCATAATTCTGTCACATCATCAATTACCGTGAATGTACTTTCAATTATCAATGTCCTTTCTATGGAACCGTCGTTAAACTGAAGGTCCCAGACATAGGTTCCCGCGTTTATTGTCATGTTTGCAAGCGGTTGTGTAAGCTCAATTATCCCAGGAGTAGTTAAAATGTCCATGGTCGTTGGCGTTGCGAAAGTCAATACGACAGTAGGATTTGAGGCCGTTGTGCGTACCTCCGCTTTTCCAGTCCATCCCGTGAAGTTAAAGGCGGCCCCGTCCTTATCTACAACCGGGATTTGTAAAAACAAGTCATCGTTCCTAACGATGTTGTTCAATGGGTACTTTATTGATGATATGAAAGGCATAATTTATGTATTTAATTTCCGTTTTTTCTATGTATGAATTGACTTAAAACCCATACGAACTCGCTTTTGTCTTTTTTCTTTTGGGCCGTGTCGGGGCTATCGAAGTAAGCCGGTTTTCCCACTCCGTTCATCGTAGATGGGAATGCCCTTGTTTTAAGGTCTTCCAGTGCCGTGTCTGCATTCGGCGCGCTTAATCCCTCTATTTCGTTTATCAATGCCCTTGCGTCGTCTATTCCTGCCATTAGTTCAAAATGTTTAGTGATAGGTTCGATGTCAAAATACTGTTGTTCGCGTTATAATTAATCGATATTATCAGCCCGCTTTGAAGGTCTCCTTCTATAACTTCTGAAAATCCTGTTAATTTAAAGGCGAATTCATCCCCGTTTACAAGTGCCCCATTTGTTAAGGTAGATTGCAGGTCAATCAATGGTGGTGGTGGAATCGCTCCCGCGCCCGTGTATGTCCAATTAGCGGGGGAATGCTTCCTAATCTGAAGGTCAGGCCCTGCATCTGCAGCGCCTGCCACACCGGACCATACAACATTTGTTAAAATAAACCTCTTGTTTCCGTTGTCCATATAATATGAAAATCCTATGTTAACCAAAACAGGAGTGCCGGAAAGAAGCGAGAAATTAACTATGCCATTCCACTTTAAAGGCGTTTCAAAATAATCATTTAAAGCTCCTCCTGAAGTGTCTATATTTTGAGTGTCAGCGATTGTTTCCGTTACTTCGTCCCAACTGTCACCGCTTACCTGGATTATCATGTCAGTGCTTGCAGCTCCCAAAACTACAAAGGCATGGCTCCCGTGCATTTCTGCCGCTGCACCTAAATTGTCACCTGGTCCTGAAGGTGTTACACTTGGGCCAAACACGTAATGGCTAGCCACAAAATTATCTACACCGGTGACCCCCCCAGAAGAACTAAACCCGCCGGTGACCGTTTTGGGAGTAGGCACAATAAGTTCTCCGATCTTGGCAAATATCTTGCCTACGGCATCAACTTTCATAACCCTTCCTATGGGCAAAATCTGATCAGGAGGCAAAGGAGATGTTTCCGTTTTCCCTCCTGGCACGGTTGCGCTCAAAAACAATTGGGCACCTAAAGTAAAGCCTACCGTATTTACTTCGTTAAGTTCCCCAAATGCAACGATATAGCCTATGGACTGATCTTCCATGTCATGCGTTGCCCACCCTATTACATCTGATGTAGACAAAGAAGATGCTACGGCAAGGCTAACTTCCTGTAAGTCCGTGCCTACGTTGATATCGCTTATATAACATGTTTGCCCGTTTGTGATCATGGCCCCTGTATCATTATAAACACGAACCCAAACTTCCAGCCCTAGATCCAGGGCAACGTCTATGACATCATTTAAAGCCACGTGGTTGTGCTTAGTAATGTCGTAATAAATACGCCCCTCTTTATGGGCTGGGACATCTCCCGTAAAATCAATCAACGGTATGTCGGACAAAAGAATATCTTGCAAAACCTGCAATGTTGCCCTTTTGTTTTTGTCGGCATCCAAAGGCTCTTCAGAGTCCAGTATGGCCCCGATTTCGTCCGCTAAAACTAACGGGTCTTTTAATGCATATGAACTTAGTTTACCCATTTTCTGCTATTAAATTTGCTCCCGTTTCGTCTAATAAAATATTGTTTTCCTCGTCCCTTAAAAAAGTGTCCACATCCAAAGGATTGAATTTAAACCTCACGACGCCCGCCTTGTCTTTTAAAGTTACCAAAGTACTTTTGTCCCTTAATTTTACCACCTGCGCTTTGTCTTCTAATTTTGTCATGATATTATCATAATGATTTCCTCATACCCTCGTTACGTCTGGAAGTATAGTGAATGTTCCTCCTATGATCGTCCTTTGCACCGTGTCAGGATCAATCGCCTCAATATCATACGTGTATGTGTTCGGCGCAATGACAGCCGTTAAAGCCTTTGCCGCCGTCAATGTGATCTTTCCCGTTGTTGCCACAATATTCCCGCCCGTGAATTCCAAGGTTGTATTTTCACTGTTGGCTTCCGGCCTCACATGGCTTGCAAATGCCGTCCATCCCGTAAAATCAAAAGCCGCGTTGTTGGAATCCGTGACAGGTATTTCGTAGTCGATGTCGTCGCCCCTTGTTATTTCAATCGCATGTGATTCTTTAAATATATTAGGCATAAGTAAATTTAATTAAATTATTCTATAAATGAACCCGCAAATAGTCTTTTCGAAAGATCCGCCGTCCGTATTAAAGGTTACCTCAAAATCATTTCCGTTAAAAGCTTCGGTCACTGATGTCCCTATAAGTGTTAGACTTTCAATTACCTCTGTATCTTCAGTAGGAGAAAATCCTGTCCATTTACTTAGCGCGCTTGTTTTTCGAGCAATCGTAAGTGATCCCGAACTTTGTTTCCTACATATTACCCACCATTCAATGTAAACCGTTTCTTCATCTGTAATTGTGTATATATTCCATGTTTCATCGGACGTATCCGTTACCTTATCAGGAGCAAATGTTTCTATGGTAGCCCCTGCCAAGTCCGTTATATAAGCACCTTTAAGCAAAGCGGGAAATGCGTTTTCCACAATAGCCAGAGGAGACGTTTTAATCCCGCCCCCGTCCTTGAACTGCATTTCAGTATCTAATCCGCTTGGGCCAGCCCCACCCGCTTCCATAAAATCTTTAATGTCTTTTCCTGTTGTAAACTTGCTTTTCAGCTCTGCGTTTGTTTCTTCGCCGTCCACCAAGTAAAAACGGTCGTCGTCTTTGATCGTTGAAAGTACTTGTAAGAGTTGGACTACACTAAGCATGGGTAAAATTTAATTGTGAAAATATCCTAAATTGCCACTCATCTGAGTTGGCTAAACCGCTAATTGACATTTGTATATCATTAGTTGATAAGTTGTGACTGAATGTCCCCGTACCTCCTGAATGTAAAACGTTTTGGGCCCCCTGCATCCTTGAAGATGAAAACCTGTCAAAACTTGCCTCGGATAAATGCCATACATAAAGATCATTGGCCGGCTGTCTGCAAAATACATATGACCTCACATAAACATTTTGGCCAGATACTAAAGTATGAATCGTAAACGTTGTGCCTGAAGAACTTAATAGTGCATCATCTTTAAATATTTGCATCCTAAAAGCCGTGGATTGAGCAGAATAATACTGTCCGTCGAAAAACACATCGGTAGAAACATTCTGTAAATCTGAATTGGTAGAGGCCACGCCGCCGGTCGCTACCGCAATCTCATTGTCCGTACCGGGCAACGTAAACCCGCCCCCTATTTTTTGCCTTAAAATATCAAGGCTTATCTTACGCGGTTGTTGGCTAATATTAGGTTGTGAGATATCCTCTATGTAAAGAAAATCTCCCCCCGATAATGTCTCTTTATATGGACGATCATTCATAATGTCGTTTTAATTACCCCTACTTTATATAATAAAAATTCGCTGGCAGTTTCATTGGTAAAATTCAATTCGAGATCCAATCCTGATCCGGTAAAAGTTACTGTATATGGATTGCCGCTATTTCTGTTGAATGAAGTTGTGTCATTAATTTGAAGGGCACCGCTAAATTCATTAACTTTGGCCGTTATTCTATTTGTCTCATAATCCCCGCTATCATCATTGTTTATTACTGTAGTAATAATTTCAATGATCAATGTTTCGCCTATCGTTGCCGTATGGATTACGATAGTCTCGTTCGAGTCACTTGGTCCCACACTGAATCCCTCTCTATATTGTCTAACTTCGCCCGCTCCCTCGGCATTAAAAAAACGCATTGCATTTTCGATCAACATGCCGGAGCTTTCAAACAACTTTGTATTAAGCGCAAGTACCCCCGCGTTGTTATAGAGAACGCCTGTCCCCGATGGTATCGTCCCGCCCCCGCCTGCGTAATCTTCCATGTCCTGGACGGTTGTTTTTTTGTTTTGAAACTCTAAATTCGCTTCGCCTGAATCAACGACATAGAATATATCATCTAATGCCGTTCCGACCACGCCCGCCTGTTGTAAACCACCTACGTTGTTAGGGCCGTTCTCTAAACCTATATTCGTTAAATCAGGGTATAAAATGCCGTCTCCGTTAGTATAAAAAAGTATAGGGTTCGGTGGTTCTATAATTTCGCTTTCTGTCACTTCCAATAAAAACACCCTGTAATCCTGGTCCGGGATATTGGCACGCCAAAAGATTACCCTATATAAAATATCCTCAACCTCCCTTAACTTTACTATGCTGAACTGATCCAACACGGCCCCGCCCCTTAAAGAAACGTTCCCGCTCCATGACTTTAACTGAACGCCTTTCGCCGTGATTATATTACGCGCGAAAATATCGGCATAGCTTATCGCCTCGTTGTTAACCCCTCTTCGAAACAAGTCTAAAGGCTGATTGTTAAGGTTAAGCAAAGCCCCTTGGTAAATAATTTCTGTATTCTCAAGTACCGGGGCATTGCCAAAAAATACCTCTTCATTATTTACTAAAATGGTAGATTTATCCTGGTTGATAGCTGTCCATGTCGTATCGGATTCCGGGGCTTCACGGTCAACTTTATAGATAACCTCTACATAGTCAAATGTTAAGCTTGTAACGCTTCCCGTACTTGAATGGCCTTGAAAGATCGATAATGTGTAAGATCCCGCCGCGCCATTAAATATCATGGGAATTTCTACATCTGCGTAACTGTTTTTATTTGTTAAGGTAACCCGAACCCTGTTGTCTACGTCTGAGTCCCAAAAATTAGCATCATTGTTTAAAAACTTAAATATAACTCCATCTGTCCATTGAAATCTCAAGCTTACCTGTGTCGCTTGCGTGAAGTCGCCTTTTACCTTCATGAATATCGTGGCCGCTTCGGCATTTGAGCCTGTTACGATATCCAGATCAAAAGCTTTCGCTGTAATAAACTCGCCTAAAATATTAGAGGGTGCCTCGCCTAAAATAGTCAATGTGCTTTCCTTGTTCCTGTTTGGCGCTTGTTGTACGTTGCCGCTTGAAATAGCATCGCCCGTCCACCCGTCTGGGACGCCGTTTGTCCAGTCTTTGAAGCTCGAATTGAATATTAAATCCTCCTTCAGCCCGTAGTCCTGCAAGACGTTGGATTCTTTAATGGCAAATTCGGTACTTAAAAAAGCCTGCCCTATCCCAGTAGGTGAAATCCTCGCCAGCTTAGTGCTCCCTAACTGGGTCAATGCCTTCGAAACCGGCTCAGACGAAACGCCCACATTAACACCGTTTTGAAAGATGTTAAATGTTAAATCTTCCGTGTTGTTAAAAGGTGCAATTACCCAACGCCCTTTATTTTGGTAAATGTTGTAATGAAATAAAAGCCTTTCTATGACTTCATAACAGTTTAGCCCATCTAAAGAATCAATATTGATCTTTGTATTCTCTAAAGGATCATCCGTGTCCTCGTGGTCCTGTGAGCGGATATTCGCCGCGCTGTAAATATCTAAATCCAGATCAAGTTTGTCCAGGCAGATTTCTATAATTTCGATAATCGTCCTGTTGCCTTGGAACTCTGATGTATCTATTGCCTTAAACTCGAACTCCTTCAATGATCCCAGCCCGTCCTTCGCGTTTACCTTGAAAGTACTTGGTGCGTTTGTCCACTGGTCAATTAATTTATCTGCCAACAGCCACCCTTTCCAATCTAAAGCGTTTCCTTTAAACACTTCGACCCTAAACAGCCTTTCATCTTGTGTTGCAAAATCCTCAAACGTATCTATAGGGTTAGCCTTGCCGCGCTTCAGGGTAAGCTCCCAAAAACCCCCTTTGATAACTTTCCAAGGATCATCGTTTTCCTGTCCATATATAAAATTAGCGGCTCCGCCTTTTGCCACAAGCACGGGAATGATAGGGCCAACATAATCACGCTTAAGAAAGTTTATAAAATATACAAAGTCGTTTTGTGTGAATTGTGCCTGGTACTTAATTTGGTACGCGTCCACAAACCCTATCTCGAACGGTACCTGGTCCGTGCAGTTCTCAGAATCTTTACTATAGGCAATCCACGTTCCTACATCTAAATTGGGGTACGTAAACTGGTAAAATCCATCAACAAGGATCCCTGTGTCAAAAGTTATATTGTCCAGTGAAAACTGTATCCCCGATTGGCTTGATGTTGCTTTTAAAGTAACTATTCCGTCCCCTGATCCTACTACGGTACTGTTGGAATCTGTGATACCTAAGGGCCTTCTTATCCGTAGGTCGCAAGCAATCACCGCACACGTGGGTGAATTTTGGGTTTCCTGTTTGTTAAAATATGGGAATGTAGGTTGCGAAAAGAACTCGTTAAGTTCGGACGCATCACAGAAAAAGTAATTTGATTTCGTGTTTGTTAGTGCCCAATCGTTTCCCTCACTACTGTTTATCGTGTTCCCAAAAGTTGCCAGCGTAGCCAGGCCTGTGTCCGGGAACCCTGTAAAGTCTTCAGGCCAAAAGTAAACCTTGATATTAGTGGCCACATCGTCCCAAAAGCACTGACATATTTTAGTGCCGCTGCTCTGGATGTCATGCTGAAACCAACCACGTAATTCATGTAACATTAGAAAACCCTATCGTTTCGTTGTGCTGTATTTGCTCCTACCAATTGTATTTGGTCACCTCTTACCGTTGGTTCTGGTTGTTTTCCTATCGTGGACGAAACCAAAGCCTTTAATCCTGCCACGGCAATTCCGGCGCCAATGATACCCCCAATTCCTTTAATGGCCCCTTTGGCAAGTATGGCCGCAAAGGCCAGATCAATCATTTTATTAATTAAAGCCCCTATGCTTTTTTGTCCGCTCAATGCAAGGTTAAACAAGTCCGCGCTTATGCCTGTGAATTGTTGCCCCAGTCCTTCGAGTGACTTTTGCCATTTGTCCGTTGCTTCTTTGTTGGTCACAAAGTCATCCCGGACAGCCTGCCAGTCTGCATCAGCTTCTTTTAGTTCTTCGTTCATAAATGCTTGCGCCTCAGCACTGCCAAGGATAGATTCCGCTACCGCGTTGTTGTTTTCTGTGAACTGTACAAGCAATTCATTAAAACCTGAAAGTTGATCCTGTCCTGCCGCTATATCACGACCGCCTCCAAAATCCAATAATCCTTTAGTTGCAAAATCAAAACCCTCTGCAAAGCTTTCGCCCGCCTTTTGGCCTGCCATGTTTGCCACAGGGATGACCGCTGCTTGTTCTTCAAGTGAAATCAAAGGTATTGGTTCTGCTTTTTTCGCGTCCTCAATGCCTTTTTTGAAAGCATTAAAGGTCTCTACCCCGGAGCCTATTACATCGTTTGCAATGTTTTTAAACCCTTGTTTTACAATCCCAGGGATTGCGGCAATGTTATTAGTAAAAGAAGCTTTTATGATACGTCCGATTACCTTCAATGGTTCTATTAATAGAGCATTTAATTGCGCACCCATTACTTTAAATGATGCTACCCATATATTTTTTAAAAAACTTATAACAACCCTGAACTCTTCAGATTGGTTTTGAAGTTTTATGAATTCATTCGCAAATCCTATAACGCTGTTTCGAATTTCCTTAAATCCTTTTTTAGCGCCTGATATCATTGAGTCTATCGAAGGCCCCAATGCTCCTATGACCCTGTTAATGTCCCTTCCTATGGATTCTTGTACATTCTCAAGTTGAGCGTTCCATCGTGCCGTGCGGACTGCGGCCGTCTCTATAATTTTTCCTGACTCTTTAAGTGATTGTTTTGCTATCTTGCCAACGGCCTCGGTGACTTGTGCCACGCTTGCGGCTTCTGTGCTTACACCTCCTAAAGCTTCTTTTAAGGCGATTGCCGATATCCCTAAGTTGTCAAGAATCAAAGGAGATTTTCTACCTATGCCTTTTACAATCGAGTCTGTTAAAAAATCCACGCTTTCCCCCGTGTCCTGTGCCCTTTTTGTGGCAAACTCAAACAGCGTTCCAAGTTCCTTGATAGGAAGCCCCAAATTCTTTGCCAGTACAGCTTGTTTCATTAAATCAAGCTCACTAACCGTTCCAGCTACCGCTTCGTTTATCTCTTCGAATATTGCAGCCCCGCCAATCCTTGAAAATGCAGCCCTAACACCTTCGCCAACGCCTGCCAGCTTAGAAGCCTCCGTTGCAAAGTCTACAATCTTGGACACTGCAAAAACCCCCGCAAGGACACCTCCCAATTTCTTGGCGGCCTTTCCAAAGCCGTCCATTTCACGCTTGCCTTTTGACAGTCCTTTTTTTAGGTCTGCAATATCTGCCGCTACATCAATAATAAGTTCCTCTCGTGCTGTTGCCATTATGCCCGCTGTTTTAGTATTGCATAATCCCTTTCAATGCGCGTTTCTTTGATAGCTTCTTTGATACCCCCTTCGCCTTCGTCCCACGGAAAAGGAAAATCTTTGAGTACATCAAACTGATAGCGATTAGACCGCGAAGAATTAACCACGGTAATAGCATGATGAAACATAACGCTACGGTAAACTTCCGCTTCGCTACGTACCTTTGATTGATGGCCCTCCCATCTATTGTGAAACTGTATCGGCTCATGATTGTAAAAATCCTTTACGCTCAATCCTATCTCCCCAAATGCCCGCTGTTCGTAAGCGTCCCAAAGCGTTATCCCGCCTTTTTCATTTGAGGTTTGGGCTTTTTTTCACTTTCTTCTATTTCAGCTTTAAAAGCATTTCCAAATACCCTGAACTGGGTAGTGCAATGCTTTACCAATTTAGCGGCTTCCGTTAAGTTCAGTTCCATCCATTTGGCAATCTTTACATCGCTAAGATCGTATTTGATTTCTTCGAACTTGCAGCCCCATTTTAAACCAAGCCTAATGAAGATTCTCATATCTTCCAGGTTGCCGCTTGATTTCTTGGTGCTCTTTTCCAACAATGTTTGGTATTCCTGAATTGCGCTAAAAGAAAATAAAAAAGGATATTCCTTTTTTTCGATTGTAACAATCATGCCTGTACCGATTTGGTCACTATGCCGTTTATAAGAAACTCATATGAACCACTTGCATAACCGTCTGCGTTGGCCTCCATGTCCAATGTAGAAACAAGAAAGTTACCGGTCCAACTTGGATTGCCTACTATACCGTCTTCCCAGATACACACGATTGTGGTCTGCGTGTTCCAGGCGTCCCAGAGCGTTTCGTAATTGGCTTTACCCGTCGCCGGTTCTAAAGTTAATAAGTAAGCCCCTGACAGGGTAACATCATTGATGTTGGCTTCCCTGTCCGTGAAGTTTGCTGAATCCTTTGTGAATGCTTCTAACATTTCGGTGGTTTGACTACACGTAAACTCGGTAGCAAATAATATCTGCTCCGCGTCAACTTGGATCCTCATAATCTTTCCCCTGATTTTATCATTTTCTGCCATGACTATATTTGTTGAATGAAATTGTTAAAAATAATTATTTTCTGTATTATCTTTTTGTCCCCCCGGTCATCCTCGGCACTTGCGAAGTCTTCGACCGTTTGCTCGTGGAACTTGAATTGACCGCTTACGTCGGTCAGTGTTTGATCTACTATTAATTGCATCACCTGACTTGAAATCTGGTCGGCTTGCTTTTTGCCTCCCCTTTTGTTCCATGCCGTGTGACATATGATGCTGAATAACCTATTGGTTGTATATCCGTCTTTTTCTTCTACCCTGTCGCCTGCGGTTAAATCAAATTTGATCCATGGAGCCGTTGCGTTGTTTGGTACGCTGTCATAAACGGGAACATCTTTTCCTGCATAGGAAACGTTTCCATTTAATGCCGTATAGTAGGCCCTTCGCAATTGGTAATCAGGATCTTTCATTTAAATATTTGTATTATCTTTTTTATAAGCTTTGGCCTTTCTTCGTCCCAACTATTAAAGAAATAAGGACGCGCCGACATTTTAGATGTGCCAAATTCCACATGAGGCGCGTAACTTACGTTCGTCCCAACTATAACCGTATTTGGTTCTTTTTTCGTGCTGATTGAATTTCTTAACCTTCCCGTATCTACAGGCACTCTTGCTTTAGCTTTTGACTGCACAACTAAACCAGTACTTTGCATGGCCGTTAACACTTTCTTGCCGCGCTCACTCCCGTACTTGGTAAGCTCCCTTTGAACTGCGCGCTTGTTTTTTAATGTTACCTTAATTCCTTTCATGCCTTTTCAAATGCCAGCATCGTTATAAACTTTCGTTCTTCGTTATCTATAAAGATATCCTGGACGGTGATTTCACGGCCCCTGAACTTGTATAAATAGTCCCGTTTTACCTCTTTAAATGTCAAACTAAACTCCTCCAGGTCTTGCCTGTACCTTGTTGTAATCTCCATAGGCTTTCCATCGTACACTTGCCCGAACTGGAAGAACCTTGAACCCGGTCCGGGTGTTATCCTACACCTCAATTTAAAAACCACATCCCCGGTAACCTCTTCAGTACCGCCCGCGCCGTCGTCTGATCCGGTTGGCAAATAAACCTCCAATGTATCCTTATACTTCACACTAATATTTCCCTGTCATACCTTCGCATGATCTTTTCAACTTCCGGGCTTACACGTTCCTCATTGTCCCATTCACCATCGAACATGAACTTTATTTGCATTAAAGAAGCCCGCTCAATGTCCTTTGGTAAAACAGTGTAACCGCTTGTTGTGGTTATAATCAAGTTAATTCCACAATCGTTGAACCTTAATAAAGAAGTGCCAAACAAAGTATAATCTTCGCCTAATACCCACAAGGTCAAATCCCCTTCGATGTCCTGCTCCTCAATAGTATCTATTGAAGTATGGGGCTTGTTTGGTAGCTCTAATTCTGTTGCATATGTAGAATAATAAAACGTTCTGGTACGTTCTGCCAATGTGAGGTTATATCGCTTTTCGAACAACTCCCTTGTAGCAACAACTAAACTATCTAAAGTACTATTGTGCGAAGTGTCAGGTTCGTCGAGCCAATCCCTTACTTGGTTACGTGTAATCAATTCGGTAATCCCCACAGAATCAATTATTTCCAGTAAGTTGTTATCCCCTCTAATCATCCTTTGTAAAGCCTTTTTCTTCTTTGGTCTTGCGCTTCATTTTCTCCTCTTTGGCTATATAACCACCTTTTATCAAGGCTTTCTCAGAGTCATTAGAGGCAATAGAAATAGCATGGCCTATTGGAAGGCCACACATTTCTTTTATCAATTTAGCCTGCTTTTTCATTATACAGTTTCTAAGGCCGCTTTAGCAGTTGTGAAATCACCTGTTACAAATGCGGGTACATCATTGCCTTTAATCCTTAGCAATGCCTCAACATTGGCGGTCATTGTTTGACGGTTGAATCTTGGATCATCATCTGATTGATCCCAAATCCTCAACGTAATTCCTTGACGGAAGAAAGCAGTTGCCCGTGATCCATCCATTACAAGGAAGTTATCAGTAGCGATTCCTGAATTCTCAACAATTGGAATACCTTTTATAATCGTATTGTCGGCGCTTACAAACGGCGCTAACAAATAACGATTATCTGCTATTTTAAGTAAATCCAAAGTAGCGGCATCGTCAGGGTTAAGAACAATAGCCGTAGGGAAGAAATTGGCCAAAATAATTTGGTTTATAGCTACCCTCAACACATCGAAATGCTGTGCGCTTTCGATTCCTAAAGCAAAATTACCCGCTGCAAACGCTGTCGCCTTGCTCAATATACCATCAATGTTTACGGTTATTCCATCACCGTTAAGAAGTTGGTCATCAAGCTTCAAAGACAAGTCCCTGAAAAGTTCGAATTGTATCTCAGTCGCCATTTGTCCCCAATCGGCCAAAGCTTCGTTGGTTACCTTGGTATATCCTGAAATGAACTTTAAAGCTTCTTCCTGTCGAACCCAATCGTAATCTACCTGTGCCATTTCAGCAGCTTCGGCACGGTTTGCAACGCCTCCCTCGGAAGTTGTTTGCTCATACCATGAAACCGTTCTTGTGTTGGTAAGCGTTCCCGTGTTGATCAAAGACTGTACAAAAGTTTGTCTTTTTGCAACGCGGTTAACCCCTGCCTCTAACATTCCAGGTGCAAATTCATCTGTTATCGAGGTAGTTGCGTTCCCGCTTGACATATCACCGACTACCTTCATGTCCATACTAAAGTTATTGCTTCCTTTTTTGGCATCAATGTTTTTGATATGCTCAATGAGCTTATCTGATCCTTTAAGATCTGTTATGATCCTGTTTTTTAAGGACATGTTAGCCGGTACAATTGCTTTTTGCTCTTTATATCTTTTGTCGATATCGTCGAGCTGCTTTTGCATTACCGTATCTTTTTCGGC